TCATGTCTGATCCTCTTCTTTAAAGGCCTCCCAGATTCTTTTAAGTCTACGGAGGTCTTCTTCTTTATTTTTTGGTAATTCTTTATACCATCTCTCTAAAGATGGGTCATTACGAAAGGCTGCAAACGCTTCTTCTTCCGAAAGCCTAGGATCATCAGATCGCCCTAGTAAATAATCTGTTGTACTAGATAATACAGTTGCCAACCGATCCAATTCATGATCTTTGATCGGTCTATCTCCTAGTTCAATTCTGTTCATAACACTCACATTTAAATGAACACGTTTGGCAAGTTCGCGTTGACTCCAATTTCTACTTTCCCTTAACTCAATAATTCTTTTTCCTATATTCAACGTAAACACCACTTTCTATATCAGCAACTAAATCATATCATAATTTCCAAAAAAGAAACAATTCATTTCTTAAACAGAAATACTTTTTTTGACATTTCTAATATAGCAATGTATGATAAGAACACATGTTCTATTAATTAAAAATGAATGGCTGGGAGGAAGTAACATGTGTTCAAACAAAAATAGGAGTGTAAGGAACAACAATTGTGTTAAATGGGTAGTCAATGAATATAGGCGAGATAAGCGAACCGGTCCACTATCACCAATATCAAGAAGTAATTATGCGCAGCTTTTATTTGAAAAGGGGGCGGGCTTCCATGAACAAGGAACAAATCGAGAGTACGTTAAAAGATTATCATTGGATGATTAAAGAAATAAATCGACAACGTAAGCTTTTAAATGAGGATATTGGTACAAGGTTGGTAGCTCCTTCAGGGATAGAATCATCACTCCCAAAAGCACAGGGAACCGTAAGCGATCCAGTAGCACAGGAAGTAATAAGGCGGGATAAGAAGAGTTCTTGGATTGTTAAACTAGAGAAGAAAGTGTTATTTATTCAAGAAAGATTGCCAGCTATCAAAGACCCTAGAGAGGCTACGGTTTTAGAATGCATGCTTGATGGGATGACAATAAGTGCTATAAGTCAGCATATGGGACTTTCAAGAAGGCATATTTATAACATTAAAGAATCAATTGTAGACAAAATTTCACAGTTTACACACTCTTCTCAGTAAATGACAAGTTAGAATAGCTTGATGTAGACTAGAGTCAAGCAAGATAAATCAACAACGATTTCTCACAGATGCATGTCCGAAATGACGTAAAACTAAACATTTCTTAGCTATCGATAGATATTAAAAAGTCGTGAATGCGCCAATGCGTGTTTAGGGCTTTTTTTTATTGAAATGGTAGTGAAGAAAAAGGAGGTGAAATTCAAGAGAAGATGAATAGTGGTTTGTAGTTGCATTAAGGAAGTAGGAGAGGAAGTACTTACTATTTTATTTAAATTCGGAGGGAACAAAATGGCAGATAATCAAATTAAAATGCAAGAAGGAAAAAACAAAATATTATTATTTCGTTTGCTAGAAAATCAAAGTGAAGAAGCAGCAAAGTTAGTATTTCAAACAGAACATACGTTTAGCTACTCTCGTGAGTTAGAAAGGATTATAACAAAGGATGGTTCCTTAATTAATGTCGGAGAATTAGAGTCAGAAGTTAGCATTGAAGCAATTCAGGCAATGGGTGATCCAGTAGGTGATATGCTTCGCCAATCTGTTATTAAAGGACAAAAGCTTGAACTATGGGAAGTAACAGTAGATGAGGAATTAAAAACACCAGATAATAAGTATCCAGCTATCTATGCTCAAGGTTATTTAGACTCTTGGGAAGACCCGGCAAATGCTGAAGAAAATGCTACAATATCTAGTAACTTTACAGTAGAAATGGAGCCACAATTTGGCGAAGCTACGTTGACAGATGAGCAGCAAGCTGCAGTACAGTACGCTTTCCAGGATACGACAGTCGAAGCACCAATTGGAGAATAAAAACGTATAAGATGAAGCATATGAATTCGTCATAATAGGTGAATTCATATGCTATTTTTATCAATAAATTCAAACACATGGAAGGTGGAAAAATAATGGAATTTGTAATTAATGGAAAAAAACATGATTTAAAATTTGGAATTAAATTTATTCGAGAACTAGATAAGGAATATGAGGTGGATTACCAAGGAATGAAATTTGGTATGGGCGTAAATATGGCATTTATGAATCTACAACAGTTTAATCCAGTGGTCATACATTCTGTAATGAAGGCAGCTACTTCATATTTAGCTACACCACCAACGAATCAGCAGATAGAAATAGCTATTGAAAATTATGCGCAGGAGAATGACGGATTACATGACCTTTTTCTGTCATTGAAAGATGAATTGGGGAAGTCACCGGTCATGAAGGACACAATCAAACATTTTCAGAAGACAGCAAAAGTGAACAAATAGTAGATTCGGAACAAACATATGAGGAAATTATTATAAATTGCTTTCGATACTTGGCTTTTACCAGTCTCTATCACATTGAAGTTCTAACGTTACGGGAATATTTATTAAGACTACATGCATTTCAGTTACAGCAAATAGATAGAGAATATAACATGCATAAGCAGGCTTGGTTGAACCATCAAGTGACGCTAACAAAAGAACAAGGTAAAAAACAGGTTCCTATTTATAAGCGATTTAAAGACTTCTTCGATTATGAAAAATATTTGAAGGAGTTGAGAAAGCCGAAAATACGTTTAAACAATCAAATGAAGCGTATGGCAACTATTGCAAAACAAGTTAATTCTAAAAAGGGGTGAGAAAAATCTATGGAAAATCCTAAATCGTACATGGAAAGTTTTATGACAGACATGGGTACATTAAAGGATGTTAGTGGATCATTTACTACACTACAAGAAACTATTGATCCAGTAGTAACTCAACTATCTGAAATGGAACAATCACTTTCGTTTATACCAGATGTATCAGAAGGGATTACACAAGTGCAATCTGTTCTTGAGCCATTTCTGGGTGTTCTTGGTGGAACAGCTAATACTTTAAATACGATATCTTCTGCTGTAACAGGGTTTATGCCAATGATGCAGGAGCTACAGTCCATATTTAGTGGGTTATTTACCACTTTACTCAACAACCCGTTTGTTTTAGTTATTACATTAATTACCTTATTAGCAGCCACGTTTTTGTATTTATGGAGTACCAGTGAGACTTTTAGGGATATTGTAATTGGAGTTTGGGAATCTATTAAGGCATTTATGATGCCTATTATTCAGGAGATAGTTGGATTTGTAATGACTATATGGGGTTCCTTGACGACCTGGTGGATAGAGAATCAAGCCTTGATAATGCAGACATTTAAGACAATTTGGTCAGCTATTCGTACCGTCATAACTACGGTTATTGGGTTTTTACTCCCTTATTTAACAACAGCATGGCAGCTCATTTCAACTGCAATTACGAATGTTTGGAATGTCATAAAAACAACTATAACGATTGCTATGGAGATCATTAAAGGCGTAATTACAACGATTATGAAGGTGATTACAGGCGATTGGTCTGGTGCCTGGGAAACAATAAAATCTATGTTTTCTAATGTATGGGAGATTATGAAGTCGTTTGTTGTTATGAAAGCTACAGAAATCTGGCAGATGATAAAAAATAAATTCACTCAAATTAAAGACACGATTTCATCGTTAATGTCTAATGCCAAAAATGCGGTAGTCCAAGGGTTTATTACAATGGTGACAAATGCTATGACAAAGGCTCAGGAAATAGTATCAGCAGTGCGACAAAAATTTCAAGAAGTATTTCAAGCGGTTAGAACAAAGCTTGCAGCAGCAGTTGTAGAAGTAGGAACACAAATTGCAAAAATGCCAGGAAAAGTACTAGAGCTGGCTGGAAGAATGGTTTCAGCTGGTAAGGATCTCATTATGGGATTAATTAATGGTATTAAGGAAAAAGCAACAGGTGTAGCAACAGCAGCTCTTGATGCAGCAAAGAAAGCGGTAAACGGTGTATTAAGCTTTTTGGGAATTAAGTCACCATCTCGTTTATTTAGAACTATTGGTGATGATACGATGGCTGGGTTTGCTATGGGTATCGATCATATGTCTAAGAAGGTAGTCGATTCTGCAGTTGCTGTTTCAGACAAGGTGCAGGATTCGTTCAATCCACAATTTTCTATGCCAAATATCTCAGGACAGATTAGTAATGTAAATCGAGCGGCCAATCAAAGGATGGAAAATCATATGACAAATGAATGGGTTCATAAACAGCCAGCACATGTAAATGTAGCTATCGGTGGACAACAATTTAGTGCTTTTGTAGAGGACATAACGAAAGTACAAGGACGGCAGAGATTAATAAAAAAGAATTTTGAATAGAGGTGGTGTTTTATGTATAAATTTGTTAATCCAACTGATACTAACACAATTCAAAATGTAACTTCACTTCAAACATTATTCAATGGTAATAATCTAGATAAGGAGTTAAGTGATGATACAGGTAGTTTTGTAACATTAACAGTAAGTGGTCGATCAAATTTAAATCAGCGAATTAATACCATTGATGTACCTGGGTTAGATGGAACAAATGAGTATAGTAATCCAACTTTTGATATAAGAGAAATAACTATTAAATATAAGCTCACTGATCAAACGAAAGAAGGATTTAGGCAGCGTTATAATCGACTTAATTCTTTATTAGACGGTTCAAAGAAAGAACTCGCTTTTACAGATGAAGACGCTGTTTTTTATGCAACATTACAAACAAATGAGGTACCAGAAGAAGAAACGAATAGTGTTATTGGAAACTTAATCTTCTTATGCTCTGATCCTTTTAAATATGGTCCAGAACAACAAATCAACTTTACTGATAATGTAGCAACAGTTGTAAATGATGGTACAGTTGATACAAGCCCAATATTCCAGTTGGAAGTACTTTCTCCAATAACATTTGCCATGATTCAAAATCAAAACGGAGATTATATGATGATTGGTAAACCTTATGATATTGAGGGAATGGAGCCTACCGAACCTTATACAGAAATATATAATAATAAACTAAACAGTTTTACAGGATGGTCTAAGATTCCTGGTGGATATATATTTGATGATGACTTGTTAGGAGGAGTTGTGGATGGTTCATTAGCGATTGGGAATGGTCAATGGTATGTTAAAGATTATGGGAGTAATCCAAATGGTTGGCATGGACCAAGTAGAAAAACATCATTTGAAAAATCGATTCAGAACTTCCAAGTTAAACATTATATAACAAGTCTAAGCTATACTGGGCAACTTGGAAAGAATGCTTTATTTTTACTGGACGACAATAATAATATTGTTGCATCAATGGGTGTAGTTGATCAAACTATTTCTAAGTGGAATAATCATGTTGTGTTTAATCTTGCAGGAAACAAACAAATATTTAAATTTCAAGGTTTTAATAATACTCAGATGTGGCTAAGGTTAACAAGAAAAGATACATTATTCACAGCGGAAGTATATCAACTAGATAAGAATGGCAATGTGCATAATAAAGTAAGTAGAGTATTTGAAGATTTAAATGGTCAGTATCAAGCACCTATTACACAAGCCGCAGTTTACGTTTCTAATTATAAGGATTATTTTGCTATTCCGATGTATGTAAATCAACTACAAGTTAATCAAGTAAACAATATATCAGAAAATCAAATCCCTTTTATAGCTAAACAAGGAGACGTTATTACCTTTGATCATGATAAACAAAATCTATTAATAAATGGTGAAAGTAGAAAAGACCTTAAGGATTTCGGGGGAAGCTATTTTCGGTTATTAACTGGTCATAATGAATTATTTTCTTATCCAAAAGGATCTATTCAATCAATTTGTAATTATAGGAAGAAATTTTTATGACAGTAATTCATATCTTAGACCATAATACAGATAAAATCTTAGGGGACTCTACTACTTATTATGATGAAAATCATGTGGAGAATCTTAAAAGAGAAGAAACTTTGTACTTTATAGAACCTCCTAATAGTAAAATAACTTCATTCCTCAATAAAAAAAATCGTGTAGTAGTTCCTGTTGATAATGGTTTTTATCGTGAATTTATTATTGAAGAAGTAACTGGAGCTGAGGAAAAAGAAGTGTATTGCAGTGCATCACACATTGAGTTAAAGAACTTTAGACCGATATCACCAACGGTTTTAAACGGAGCAACAGTAAATACATCTTTAGATTATATTCTTAAGGATACGGGATGGAAAAGAGGAATTACAGATTATAGAGGAACGTGTAATGTTGTTTTTGATGAGTATATAACTCCGTATGATGCATTATTGCACATTTCTAATTTAGATATATATGATTTAGAGTTACAGTTTAGAATTGAAGTAGCTAATGGAAGAGTTTCGTCCCGATATGTAGATATGGTTAATAAGCGAGGTAAGTGGCGTGGGCGAGAAATTGAGTCAAAAAGGGATTTGATTAGCGCAAAACGGACCGAAATTACACGTGACGTAGTTACAGCACTTTATGGTATTGGACCAGAAAAGGAAGATGGTACTAGAGAAGTTGTTATTGTTGAAGATGATGAAGCCAGACAGGTGTGGGGGAGGAAGGTTAATGGAGTTATACATCACATTTGGGGTATATATATCCCCCCAAACTCCCAAGAAATAACCAAAGAAAGATTAAAAGAATTAGCAGAAAAAGAATTGGAAAAGAGGATTAATTCTGTAATTCAATATGAGGTTCAGGGAATAGATATTGAACAAATATTTGATATAGCAGAAGAGAAGGTAGAATTAGGTGATTATATTAGGATTAAGGCAACTGAGTATAATCCCCCTCTATTTCTTGAAAGCAGAATTATTTCTATAGAAGGTCCTATACGTAATAGATCACAGAAAAAATATACACTGGGGGAATTTATTGAATATACCGAAAGAGAGGTTAAGTATAATTGGGAAAACTTAAAAAATAAAATAAGTGAAAAAGTTAGTTTAATGCAATTAAAGAATTTTTCGGAGCCCAAAAAAATAATTAGCGATAAACCGCCTGTTAATGCACATGATGTAGTATGGGTGGACACTTCTCAAAATCCTTATGTGCCAAAAGTGTATAATTTAGGTATGTGGGAAAAAATGACACCTACTGTGGCGAAAGAAATAGGGGCTTATAATAAAACACAAGTTGATGATATTACAAGTGATGCAGATCGATTAACTAAGGGTATTATAGACGTTAGTGCAGTGACGTTGCGTACTTCAAGTGATGGTGCTCGTGTAGAATGGGACGGTTCGAAAGGATTAGTTCAATATAATTCAAACAATATTGCTACTTCATGGTTGGATTTAGAAGGAAATGCACATTTTGAGAATGGTTATTTTAATGGAGAAATACATGCAGAAAGTGGAACTTTTAAGGGAATATTATCAGGTGCGACTGGAACATTCTCAGGGAAGGTTGAAACCTCTCAATTAATTGTAGATAATCCAAATATTGAACAAGATGGAATGGTTGGATTACGGTTACAAACAGCAGCATGGCAAGCTAACGAACAACAACCTTTTCGAAAAACAGGTCATTTAGAATTTAACACATTAAACGATGCGTTGGAAATTTATAAAATAAACCTAAGTGGTGATGAAGTTCCTCTTGATGGCTTTAGAATTAATGTAAAACGGTCTGAATTTATTGGTGATGTAATTGCAAGTGAGAGTTTATATGCAAATAGATTGTTTACTAAGACAATTTACAGCAGTTGGGATCAAAGTAAATTTATTTTAAATGATTATCAAAATGGGAGTATTTCGATAAACGCTTTAGGTAACAACTTGTACTTGGGATATGTAAATACGTCAGAAGTAGTTTCCAATCGCCCTTTTCGAACGGTAGATTTATATGTTAACTCTATTAGAGCAAATACCTCAAGTAATGTTTATTTAAGGGTTCCGGATTCTGGAGGAGAAGTAGTTGTATCTTCTAGCACATCAACTGCTGATTATAAACCTATTCGAGCAAGTGACTTTATAAATTCATCAAGTGAAATGTTTAAAACCAAAATCCATAAATACAAAGGTAGTGCGTTGGAATTATTTAATCAAGCAGTTATTTATCAATATCTTAAAAACGGAGAAACAGAATATGGATTTATAACAGAAAGAGAGACACCGAAAGAAGTTATTAGAGGTAATGGGGTTAGTAGTTATTCAATTCAGGGATTAATAGTAAAAGCTATACAGGAATTGTTTGAGCAAATGAATCAAATGAAAGGGAGGTTGGGAATGTAATGAAAAAAATAAACGGAGATCGTCTATCTGAAATTCAAGCAATTGAATCAGCAAAAATAATAGCACAATTGCAAAGAGAAAAAGTTTATTTAATTGCTGAATTGGAAGAATACAAGAAAATGGAAATCCAAGAACAACAAGATAGCAATACAGAGAATAAAACTTATTAAGTGTTGTTTTTATTTCATAAAAAAATGAATTTGCATATTCTAGCTTTTTAAATGCTAATTTCACAATTTAATTGCTTAATTAAACATTATCGTTGCATTCTAATTTGTGTAGAAATAGGGGGGATAATAATAGTACAGCCAAAGGTAAGGGAAATGGAGAATAGTGAAAGGTTGGCGATAGTAGAAACAGAGTTAAAGCAACTTAATAAAACGATTACTGCCATGAATGAGAAACTGGATATTTGGAATCAAAGTTATCTTCCTAGAAATGAGATTTACATGATGTTTGAAGTACGTGATAAGGAAATCAAGGCAATTCAACAAAATATTTTATTGGAAGAAGAAAGTAAATGGAGTTTACGTCGCTTATGGCCAGCCTGGTTAGGTGTGGTTATAGCGGCTTTTTCATGGCTAGAAAAATTGTATTAACGGGGGCAGACAAACGTGGACAAAGGCACGATCATTCGTACGCTAGTATTGGCATTGGCGTTGCTTAATCAATTTTTGATAATTGCTAATCTAAACCCTATACCTGGAACAATGGAGACGTGGGGCGAAGCAATCTCTATTATATTTACTGCTACAGCAAGTACATGGGCTTGGTTTAAAAATAACTATATTACGTCAAAAGGTAATGAACAAAGGAAAGTATTACAGCAATCTAATCTGACAAGATAGTCAAGCGGCTAGTCCAAACGGGCAAGTCGCTTTTTTAATATAAAAATAATGAAGGAGGAATTTTTTATGACAAAAATTTTTATTGATGCAGGACATGGTGGTAGTGATCCAGGAGCAACTGGAAATGGATTACAGGAGAAGGATGTTACGTTGGCCATTGCTTTAAAGCTACGTGATATTTTAAACAGTGATTATGAAGGACATTCGGTTATGCTTTCGCGGACAACGGATCAAACATTATCCTTATCACAACGTACGAATATGGCTAATAGCTGGGGGGCAGATTATCTCGTTTCTGTTCATATTAATGCAGGTGGAGGTACTGGATTCGAATCCTACACTTACAATGGTAGCTATTCAGGCAAGGCTGAAACGAATCGATTACGTGCTATTGTGCATAATGCCATTGTGAATGAAACAGAGTTTAGGGATCGTGGAAAGAAGGAAGCAAACTTCCACATGGTAAGAGAATCTGCTATGCCAGCTGTGCTTACGGAGAATGGTTTTATTGACAATGCTGCAGATGCAGCAGCATTGAAGTCGGATGCTTTCCTAAATAAAATTGCTCGTGGTCATGCAGAAGGTTTAGCAAGTGCATTAGGTCTTACCCTTAAAGATGTAAATGATGGGCAAGGATATATTGAAGTAGTTGTTGATTCATTATGGACTTATAATACGGCAAATTGGAATGATAAGGCAGTTATAGTAAATCAAGGGGAAGTCTTTACTGTCATTAGGGACAAGTTCCCAGTAGATGGAGGTTATATGTATCAAATTAAGAGCGGATTGTATATTACTGCAAATCCAACCTATGTAAGGTATTATACGAAATAAAAAATCCGCTAAGGGTGTTGAATCCCCAAAGGTTACTAGATAAAAAAGATTAACCTTTGGGGTTCACCTCACTGTGAGGGAGGATCTTTAACTTTTGCTTATTCAAAATAAAGATCAAAACCTTCAAGTATTTCTCTAGCAGTTTTATTTTTTGCTTAATTGCTTTAAACCTCCACCATAGAAATTTTATCCCGCATATAACTGACAGTAAAACCCTCACTGATTGAAGTTTCACTTTATATAGGGTTGGGCGCCTCTGTTAGTCTGTCAAGGTGCTTATGATCGAACCCAGTTTTCCTTTTATGCACATTACTAGCTACATATTTATGTTCAAAAAGTTAATATGGAAATTGGAAACCAATATGATGCTTATGAGCTCCCGATATCTAAGCCAAAATATACCAATTCACATAGTATAATTAAAATTACTATTAACTTAAAAACAATCCTCAGTTCGTACTAATTTTTCCATTAATACCTTTTTAAAATATTTATGTTTAAGAAAATCTACTATAATTAAATTAAGAGGAAGAAGAATTCATAGTACTTGTCTAATGGTAAGGCTTTCTTTGTTATTTTTTGAATAGAGTTGGAAGTTTCCTTAACAATTGTAGCCAGGATAATAGCCAGGGTGGGGATGGCTGTATACATATTGCATCGGGTTATAAGGGTGTGGTAGCGGCATGTTTGGATAATGAACTGAAGTATAACCTTGGTTGTTATTTTTTGATTTGCGACTACATTCATCCGTTGGTCCAATAATAATGGTTTCGTTTTTTATCGGTGCAACGGCCTCTTTCCATGCTTCTGGATCTAAGCAATACGTATGAGCTATAACGTCTACAGGAGTTTTTGTCAAGATATCTGACCCTAAGATATATTCAGGATATGGCGCGTCAAAAATGGCTAGTAAATGTGTGTTGTTCTCTGACGCTTCTTCCCAATGCCACCATCCCTGAGGTATATTTGCAACTTGGTCTGGTGTGATTGGTATATTTTTAACTTCGTTATTGAAAGGGTTCATAAAGGAAACGACAGCTGAACCACTAATACAATACACCAATTCTGCTGCGTTTTGATGATAATGTGGCTCAACAACATGACCCTTGCTTAAATAGATATCAAGTATCGATACATTACTTAATGTATTTAATACATCTCTTCCTAACCGGTTAATATAATTCTCGGAATTCCTTGTAAATAATCGATTCGTATTTAAATCCGAGAAATATTCCACGTCAGGCTTCGTGTAATCCATGTAAGAAGTTACCATAAGCTTTTCTCAACTCCATATATTTAAAGTTATTCACATCATATCTTATGAAAAGCTATGGAAAGTGTGACAAATGCCTATATTGCTTACAACTAAAATTATGAGAAGCTTGCGAGAAAGAATACAAATGACATAGCGTTATGATGAATTAACGAAAGTATGGAACGTGATAGGGTGGCTATAGAAGTAATTCAAGCTAACAGGTAGGAATAAGTTTGATATAGTAGCCTAGCCATCGGTGTTCGTTTAGAAGGTAAATGACCATGTCTATAGGGTGATTGTTAATAATTTTTCTTTTGACATAAACAAAGGACGTACACGAATGCACGTCCCACTACTAACCGCCAATAATATGGTATCCAGAATCAACATGAAGAACTTCTCCGGTAATACCTCGGGAAAGTTCACTCATAAAGAATAGTGTAGCATCTCCAACTTGATCCTGATCCACATTTTTTCGAAGAGGAGCTTTTTCTTCGATCATCCCTAATTTTTCGTTGAAACCAGACACTCCTTTGGCTGATAGTGTACGAATTGGTCCGGCAGATACTGCATTAACTCGAACACCATATTTACCCATATCTTCAGCTAAATATCGCACGCTTGCTTCTAGAGAGGCCTTGGCAACACCCATAACATTATAGTTTGGAATAACCCTTTCTGCACCAAGATAAGTTTGTGTAACAATACTTCCACCCTCTGTCATTAGGTCCTTTGCGGCTTTTGTTACAGCTACTAAGGAATAAGCACTAATTTCCTGAGCTAGTAAAAAGCCATCTCGTGATGTGTCTGCATACTCACCTTGTAATTCCTCTCTGTTAGCAAAGGCTACTGAATGAACGACTCCATGAATGGTTCCAATCTTTTCTTTTATGGTAGAAAAAGCTTCAGTAATACTCTCGTCATTAGCTACATCACAGGATACAATCAACTTAGCTGTAATATCATGCTTATCAAGAAGCTTTGTCAATTTCTTGTAAGAACGATCTTGTCTATATGTAAATATTAGATTTGCTCCTGCTTTATGTAAGGATGATGTTATTCCCCATGCGATGCTTCGTTCACTTGCAACACCCATGATAACAATGTTTTTTCCTTCTAATAAATTCGTCAT